CTGTTTCTGGGAACCAAACGTGCCCAGAACTAAACATATCTGTTACTGCATTAAGCCGTGCAATCTTATCCTGACCTTTACCGGGGCTGAAGTCCTGCACAAAAATACCGGACCGGCGCATCTCATCTATTAGGGGCTGACCTGACGCCTTGGCTTCCACAATAACACTGTCCGGCTCCCACATCTCATACTGCTCGTGGGCCATCTGCTTCAACTCGGGGTACTCATATTTACCCTTAACTTTATTTAGCAGGATCACGTTCATCGTGTTGTCTTTGTGATGCGTGAATGTCCCCCATGTGTGGCACACGGAAAAGTCTGAGCGCTCCTTGGTAGTTAGCGCCGTATCAAACGCTTGCACAATAAACTCAATCTGCGGCGGCTGGTCGTCCGTCCACCACTTAATCCAATCCCGTTTAACGATCGCAGCTTCGCTGGCCGTCGGATTCTGCTGGTACTGTGCGTACCACTGCCACATGATGTGGTGCATTGACGCTCGGGTTTGCTGTAGGGCTTCTAGTGTCCATTGCTCCGGCCATATGGACTTCTCTTCTGGTGTGCCTTCATAAAGAATAGCAGGGAACTCAAACGTCTCATACTTGTCCCCGCCCTCGTTCATGGCAGAGTCTTTAATCAAACGCCCAATCAAATCCCGCTGATGCCAGCGTGTATGCAATACACAGATTTTTCCGTCAGGCATTAACCGCGTCCGAAGACCAGCACTGAACCATTCGTAGGTTGAATCTAATGAAGACGTGTTACCCGCCTTGATGTCCTGCTCAGACAACGGATCGTCCGCAATAATCAGGTGTGCACCCCGACCAGCAAGAGCACCGCCAACACCAATCGCAATATATTCACCACCCTTTGTGGTGTTCCATTGAGCCGCTGCCTTAGCATCTGCAGCAATACTGGTCTCTGGAAAAATGGCGCGATACTCAGGTGTGTTAATTAAGTTGCGGACTTTACGGGCCATGACAACTGCAAGGTCTGCAGTGTGTGACGCCACAATAACCTTGTGGTCGGGGTGCTTACCTAAATACCAAGCTGGGTAGTATATAGAAATCATTTGTGACTTCCCCATACGGGGAGCCATGCTAACTGCAATCCGGTTCTTTATATTTTGCTCGACGTCCATAAGCAACGCGCCCAGACGTTTTAAGTGTTTACCAAACTTGTAGTTAGGATCAATTGCAGCAATGAACGCCAAAAAATCATTTTGAGCTAGCTCAACCCGCTTGCGCTCTTCCAAGACATCAAACATAGCAAGCAGCTCCGCTGCCTCGTCTGCAGGCAGGGTTTTAACAATCTTCTCGATGAGGTGCTTATCGAGGTTCTGCATCTGTGATTTCGTTCAAGTCCAGCTGGATTGGCTGCACTACGCGGGGGGTGTCTACGGCTTCCGCCTCAATCACTTTGGTCAGGCGTTCACGCAGCAGTTGTTCCAGCTCGGCAGTTGGCCGGTGGCGCATCGTAATTTCAGTCTTGTCTGTAAACAACCCAACGTCGCTGATCTTGCCCAACATTTCCAAAGACTTCAACCTGATCCGTGGGTCAGCATTGTCTGACTCTAATATAAGGCGGTTTGTAATGTACGTCCGCAGTTGGGCAGCAGACTTAATAACGATCTTGTCGTACTCACTCAGTAACGCAGCAAGGTGACTAACCACTCCGGGGCGCGCTAAATCTTCTTCAGTAGGCTTGTGGTTTTTGCCAAATATTTTGCGGGACACTTCAGCATCTTCATCAGATACTGCATCAGGCAGGGAATTGGTTTCCGCTAAAGAATTAACCGCAGCAAATATACGATCGTCCAGCGACTCAAAGGTCGGGGCAAAGTCCGCAATCAGGATGTCGTTGTCTATAGCAGGTTGGTACATGGCGAGTTAAGCAGCCGAGTTGGGGCGAGTATATAGTAATTTTTTGGCATGTGTGTTTTATTTTTGATGGGGGGTGTTTTTTAGGGAAGGGGGTAGTGTATAAGATTGGTATAATAACTTGGTGGGGTAGAGGTGGTTGCGGATACGGAACTCAGCGCAAGCTCAGGAGTGGGACTCCAAGCACCCAAAGGGGGTGATGGGGGTAGGGTGGGGTCGGCGGGTGGCGGTATTCTAAGGTTAGAACTAATCAAACGATTGACAAGCCGTTGATTCTCTGGCACAATTCAGTCACTCAGTAATTTTGCTGAGTTTAATCAACGTTAATCAAAGGTAATCATTATGTCAGTTATCAATCAATCAATCATTTCAAACGTCATCAAGTCATTTGACAAAGGCGCGAAGCAAGTCCAAGCCTTGCGGGTATCTCAAGACAAGGCCATTCAAGCCGCCGTCGATGCCTTCACTATTGCATGCGACAAGCCCAAGGCCGATTTTCTCAAGGGTAACGCTAAAACCAACGATGCACGCGGCCAAGTAAAAGCCATGTTCGATGCATTGGTAGAGGCCGGTCACATTCAAAAATCCGCCGGTGCGAATTATCAAACCTCTTTTTGGATAGCGTTTACTGAAGCCGTACCCTTCCAACGTGACTTATTCAAGTCCCACAAACCCGCCAGCGAACCCAAGGCCGCAAAGCCCAAGGCCGGTAAAATCGAATCGACTGATCGCAAAGCCCTTGACGCTACTTTGAGCAAGGCAATCAAGCAAGCCCGCTTGCTGGGTTTGAATGAGTTTGCCGCCGAGTTGGTTGACTTGTGCATCGAATCCCTTGATGACTTTAAAGAAGCCGAATAACTGGTCAGTCGGGCGGGTTAATCTCGCCCGATATTGTGTCCGCATGGCCTTGCAAGAGGCCATTAGGATGAACAGAAAGTTCAGCCGCATTTGACCAGCCGCCTTCGGGCGGCTTTTCTTTTGCCTTTTATGATAGTTGTTGTCGCGCGGGGGAGTGGGTGCAATGCAAGCGTAGGTACGCGAGAGCGTGAGCGCGCACGAGAGCACGCAGTATGCGTGGGGATGGCAGGTCGCAGGTCAAACTTCTAACGTTAGAACTCTGGTACAGCTGTTACAGAAAATAAGCCTATGTTACTTAAAAAATTGTAACAACACATATAATAGTTTTCTAGAAAAAAGCTAATGAAATCAACGGCAGGTACAGCAGAGAGAGAGATTTATATATATATTTAGTTAGGTGTTACAGGTGTTACAGGGTTTTTTGAGCGGTTCCTTGGGAAGTTCTTCTAACGTTAGAAGTTTCAAAAAACATTTTTTGGAGAGTTTGAAAAAGTTTGGGCTTTCTAGGTCTGGTGGCCTTTTTTGGGCGTAACACGCGTACCAGACCCCCCTTTACTATAATATATCCCCCGCAAACCCGCGCCCACCAATGCCCCTCCGTGCGGCCCTTTTTTGTAACACCCCCTCCAAATTTGTAACAGCGTACCATGATAATTTAGTATAATTTCCGCTTTCAACCCACTTTTATTACACCAATGCATATTCTAACGTTAGAACTTCCCGAGGACTTCGCTGATCGCCTCTCCACCCTGCATCCCAATGGCCTAGACCCCGCTGTGCGTGAAGCCATCAAAACCTACGTGAACCTCGGGGCGAGTACTGTCACAAAACTCCGCGCAGACGCAACCGCTGCAAACGTGAGCATAGCTTCCATCATCAAACAAGCCCTTGCCAAACCCGAGCCATTCACCAGCTACCACCGAAAAGACCGAGACCGTGAGATCATTGCTGATGTGCTTGCAGGCAAGCGTAGGGCGACTGTTGCGGCCAAACATAACCTCAGTCTCATCAGGGTGCACCAGATCATGGCGAAGTACAAGGCCGAAGAAGCCCTCAAAAACGGCACAGAATACCCCAGAAAACACGATGTAAACCGTGCAGAAAACACTTGACTTATTATACTAATTGTGTTACAATAGTGTCTTGAGTGGGATATCGTGCCCACTCAGCGGGTAGCACCTACATCTTATTAGCGCCCAGCTCTTTAAAAACTCATTCATACAAGTATGGTTAATCCTAATGGTAACTTCTAACGTTAGAAGTCTGTTGGGTACGCTGTACGAATTTAACCGTCGCTGCCAAATGGTAGAAGTGCAATAGATGACAACAAGCTAAGAATAAGAGGACAGAACCCCTGCGTAGA